CCGGATCCGCTCCTCGCGCTGCGTGAGCATGTGCGAATACCCGCTGATCGTCAGCGGCTGATCCTGGAGCAGCGTATGAATGCGCGCCGCGGCCGTCTTCACCGCGAGCGTCTCTGACTGATCGTCAAACTGCACCGCTTTCACGAGATAGAGCGAGCGTTCGTACGCTTCGCCGCCGAACATGTAGTTGTCGTCATGCGCCAAGAGCGACAGGATGACGAACTTGGTTTTTCCGCTGTCCGCGACGTCGATGCACACGCCATCTGGCATCAACCGCGCGAGCGTCGTGTCGCCCGAGAGGACCGCCAAGAGCGCGGCATCGACCTCGGATGCATCACTCGCCACGACCCGTCACCGTCAACCCTTCGCGCTGCACGAGCTCGACGAGTTCCTCGTGCATCGCTTTGCGTTCGCGGATCACGATCGGCACAAACACCCGGCCGGGCGGCATCGATCCGCGATTCGCGCCCGTCTTCGTGTGCCGCACTTGACTGCCGTTCTCAAAAATCACGGCGTGCTTGGCCGTGCTCCGCACGCGCGCCACCGCGCCAGCGCCGCTCACCCCAATCACGTCCAACTTCACGCCGCGCTTCAAATTGCCGGTCGGGCCGGTCGGATAGCCTTCGACAATCGCGTCTTTCGCCCGCGTAGCATGCCGCGTCACAATCGGCCCCGCTTCGGCCGCCAGATGCGCCGGCAGGTTCCGCAACTGCGCACGGAGTTCAGCCAAGCCGGCGATCGTCAACGTGTTCGGCATCAGGCCACGATCTCCTTACAGAGCGCGATCGTTTCGATCTGCAGTTCGTCCGGACTCATCACGCCCACCACTTGAAATTGCCGATCCCCAAACGTCACGCGCGTCTTGGTCGTGACGCCGGCGTGAAAGCGCATGGAGACGACGTGCGTGGCCGTGCTCGTCACCGTGCCAGCGGCCACCCGTTCCAACTGCCGCGCGGTCGCCGGTGCAATCGAACACCAGACTTGCGACGGCGTGAGTGGTTGCCATGTCTTCGTGCGCCCCCCATCGCTATCCGTGGTGACTTGGCTCGGCTCCTCGAGCGTCACGCGGAACCGGAGCGCGCCGGCTCTCATCCGCAGTACGCCACGCGATCGTCGAGCAACGCGTCGTAGCCCAGCGGATACAGCTCAGGCACGTACTTGGCGTCGCCGCTCGTGACGGCTTCGCGGTTCTCATACCAATGCGCCAACAGCAGCGCGATGGCCTGCACGTAGCGGTCGGGCACGTTCAAGACCGCCGCGCTGATCGTGCCGGTCGCGGGCGAGACCTCAACGCCGGTCACCGCATAGGTAAATGTCGTCGCGCCGGTCACCGTGATGGGAAACGTGCCGTTGTACGCCTCTTGATCGGCGCCGCCAATCGTCCAGCGCTGTCCTGTCGTGCCGCCATGTGCCGATGCCGTTGTCACGGTCGCCGTTCCGGTCGTGCCGAGCGTGATGCTCGTGACGCTCACGGGTGCCGCCCCATACCCAGCCGTCCAGCGCACTTTGCCGCCCAGATAGAGCCGCACGCCGGTAGGCCAGCTCGCGCCGGTCACCAAACAGACCCGGCCGGGCTGACTGTAGGTGTCGACCAGATAGTTCGCCGAGCTGAACGTCGATTCCACGCCCGTGACCACATCAAACGAACTGATGGCGCTCACCGAGACCAGCGGCGGCTGCGGCAGCGTCAACCACGGCTCGATCGGAAACTGATCGAAAACCATCTCAAGCACCGTGCGGCCGAACGTCCGGTTCGTATCCTTCTCCACCTGTCGACGGGCGGCGGGCAGCGCGCGATCGAACCAACCGTCGTCCTCGCTGCCGGTGACATGGCTCTGCTGCTTCGCTTCCGCACGACTCAACGGCTCGAGCGTGGGCGCCGTAATGACGATCGGCGGCGACTGCGGGGTGTCGCGCCACGGTCGCGGTCGCCACGCCCCCGAAATCGCCAGCGGATCAACGGGCAGGTACTGGTCCATCTCCCGGCGTCAGCCTCGCCTACTTGCGGGCGGCGGTTTCCGATCCCTTTTCGGCGCGCTCCGCTTTCGCGAGCCCGTCCTTGATCCAGGCCACGGCCACGTCGTCGCGCAGTTCCACCACTTCACCCGCGGTATACGCGGGCGTTCCGATCACATTCGTCAGCATTTTTACGGTCATCGCGTGCGTCCTTTATCCTGCCCAGATGTAGAGGGTGCCGGTCTTCGACGTGCCGCCTTGCGCCACGACCACCTTGATCCGCTCGCTCGCGATCGCGATGCGGTCATTGACCGCCGTCCCGCCCGAGGCGTAGAGCGCGGCGGCGCCCGCCGTCGAGTGCGTGGCTTGTCGCGGCGCCCAGTTCGCGGGACTGGTGCCGATGTCGGTCAATGTGGCGATGGGCACGCCCGAGACTTCGCCCGTGATCGTCAGATCGGCGCCGGTCGCGAGGGGAATCGATCCGTCCGGCACGTACCGGATCTGGCGAATCTCCCCCGTGACCGGCCGATCGGAATACACCGTGGCGTTGCCGCTCGCATCCACGGTGAGCGTGAAATCGAAGCGCTCGAGGAACATCCGGTCCCGTTACGCGAGGACCGGCGCAACCGCCGTGCCTGTCGCGTAGAACACGGTCATGTACGTGCGTCCGGTCGTCACCGCCGGCGTCGTCACGGTGACAATGCCGGTGATGTTCGATCCGGCCGCGTAGTGCGCGCCGAAATTTGAGGCGGCCGGCCCGCGACGGCCGGTGGCCGCGACGAGGTACGCGCCATTCTTGCCGCCCCAGTTGCCCGTCGATCCCGAGACCGACAGCACTTCGCCGACCAGCAGATCGGTCGCTTTCAGATCGACGCCGACGAAATACCCGTCATCGTCGGCGGTATCGCCGACCTTGAGCACGGCCGCCGCCGCGCCCCAGAGCACGCCCGCGCTGATGAGAATGTCCAGCAGCGTGGCCCCCGCCGGAATCGCGACGGTGCCGGTGTGTGTCAGGCTCGTGGCGTCTTCGACAAACGAGACGGTCTTGGCCACGACGATGCCCGTCGGGGCCCCCGTAAACGCGGGGTTATTGGCGTGGGTTTCCGTCGCGCCGGCTTCCACGCTGATGGTCGCGCCGCTGATCGCGGTGAGCGTGTCGCCGCCGTTGGATTTATAGATTTTGGGCAGATAAGTGGAGTCAGCCATGAACGCGAGGTCTCCCGTTAGGCTGTCAGCCCGCGCCGCCGATCGGATTACCGGCGGGCGCAGACCAACTCAGCACGGTTCGAACGTCTTACGCAGTGCCCTCGGCTTCAGTCAGGTGCTTTTCGCCGATGATCGTGCCGCTCGTCACGTTGGTAACTGGCGGATTGCGCGGCCTGTAGAGAATCGCCCACACGGATTCGAGCGTGCTCGAGGTGCCGCGGGCGAACACGGCCTTGATGTAGCGCTTCTGCGGGCGCTGCAGATCGACCCAGACGTCCTCGTCGGACGTGCCGGACGTGACAGACGTGCCCGTCAGATCGTCGTAGGTATCGGTGGACCCGTCGTCGCTCGACTGCTGCAACTTCACGGTGTTGCCGCTGGCGGCCGTCCCGAAGGACGAGAGCACCAGCACCGCGTCGTAGCCGGCCATGTCGATCGCATCGGAGGTCACCGTGGAGGTGCCGGCCGTCGTGTGATCCTGAATCTTCAGGATTTTGACGATGTCGGTGAGATAGCCTGAAAACAACATGTGCGCGTCTCCTCTGTCGTATCGCGGCGCGGCGTTAGCTCGCCGAGTTCTGAAGCAACTTCACCGGGTGCTGACCGGGATCGGCCAACGCCCCATCGGCTGACTGGAAGGCCAGGAAGCCCACCTGTCCGGACTCGATGTAGAGCTGGTCGATGCGCGCCAGCGTGATCCCGCCAATCCGGCGCACCTTGTAGTAGCTGTGGTCGCCGAAGGAGGCGTACTTCGCGCTCGCCGCCATCGTGGCCATGTCGTTGTTGATGACGAATGGATAGCCCGCCAGCACGCCCGGCTGTCCGACTTGGGTGTTGCCCATCTCGGGCCAGAGATAGCGGCCGTTGCCGTCCTTCGCCAGACGGATCGTCAACGCGACCGTGTCGCTGAACATCCACTTGCACCGCGACGGATCGCGATAGGCGACGTCGACCGAATGAATGACGCGGTAGATGTCATCGAACGGCAGCGAGGTCGTGTTGCCTGTCGCCGACTGGCGGCCGACCGTGG